CAGCCGCAGCCGGATTCACTGATACACCTGCCAATTTGGGCGTTACTTCAACAACTTTTGATCCCGTGTATTCATGGGGCAATACAAACGGCGTCACCTACGTTGCCTACCTATTCGCCCACAACGCAGGCGGCTTTGGTCTGGCTGGCACGGACAATGTGATTTCGTGTGGGTCGTACACGGGAAGCTCTTCGCCGTTTCCGGTTATTACGCTTGGGTATGAGCCGCAGTGGGTTTTAATCAAACGCACGGATTCTGGTTCGGCTAACGATTGGATGCTGTTTGACAATATGCGGGGTTTTGGGTTTGATTCTGTTGCCGGATTTAACTTAAAGCCAAACCTAAGTGATGCAGAACAAAATTCGTATACCATAACACCAACAGCTACTGGATTCAGCCCCACTACAAACGGTGCGCAAACAAACGGAGCAGGGGCAACCTACATCTACATAGCCATACGCCGTGGCCCGATGAAAGTGCCTACAGTGGGGACGAGTGTTTATGATGTTGTTACCCGCACGGCTACAAATCCAAACCTTTTTGCAACGGCCCTTATTTACGCAGATGTAGCCTTTAACAGAAATTTAGGGACTGCTCAAACACAGGTGAGCAATCGTCTAGCCAGGCCTAGCTATTTGCACACAGCGTCCACTAGTGCGGAAGCGACGCCGGCAGCAGGACAAATCCAATATGACTTTAATTACAAGGTAAATCCTTACTGGTGGAGCTTATCGTCTGAAGTCGATTGGATATTTCGCCGCGCCCCCGGCTTCATGGATGTGGTTTGCTATACGGGGACGGGGAGTGCGACAACCCAGACGCACAATCTTGGGATTTCCCCGCAGCTTGTCATCGTTAAAGCGAGAAGTGATGCGGGTACAAACTGGCTTGTTTTCCCTTCAACAACATCATTTGGCAACGCGCTGTATTTGAATACAACTACCGCATTTATAGGAAGCGGGCCAGTGTCCGCACTAAGTTCGACAACAGTGACATTCAACTACTACGGAAATCCTTCGTACAGTGCGTCTACTTCCGCAACCACATACGTCGCCTACCTCTTCGCCACCTGCGCTGGAGTCAGCAAAGTAGGCTCTTACACGGGCAACGGCTCAAGTCAGACCATAGCGTGTGGCTTTACTGCAGGCTCAAGGTTCGTGATGATTAAGCGCACCGACTCAACGGGTGACTGGTACGTCTGGGACTCAGCTAGAGGTATAGTGGCTGGTAACGACCCGCACCTAAGCCTTAACACCACAGCAGCCGAAGTCACCACAGACGACAGCGTGGACACCGACAACAGCGGCTTCATTGTGAATCAGGACGCAGCTACAAACGTGAACGTGACATCAGCAACCTACATCTTCCTTGCAATAGCTTGAGGTAATTATGCAAATCAGAATCAGAGCAACAGGGCAGGTACTGCTAGAGCACGAATGGATAAAGTGGGTTGCGACTACCTATGCAAAATCCATTAGCGCAATGACCGCCGACATATACGACCGCTTCGATTCGGACGCCGTGTTCGAGGGCGCACAAGCAACGGGTGGGACTGTGTATCAATACTCCCAACGTGACGGCGTAGAGCAGCAGTCAGATGGCAAGTGGTACACCAAGTACATCCTTGGTCCAGTGTTCGTTGATGGCGAGACAACAGCCGCAGAACAGGAAGCTGCCTACAAAGCTACGAAAGACGCTGAGTTTGCTAAGTCTGCCCGTGACTCGCGTGACAAGCTGCTGGCTGAGTGCGACTGGGTAGTAACAAAAGCCGTTGAGCAGAACGCTCAAGACAGTCTTGGCATTCAGATTCCTGTCGTCTGGCTGAACTACCGTCAGGCTCTTCGTGACCTCCCACAACAAGCGGGCTTTCCGACTACCATCAACTGGCCCGTGAAGCCGTAAGGAGTAAATCATGGCAACACTATCTGGAATTATCACCCCGACTAACATCGTAACGGCGACTAGCACGACGACGATGACCAACAAGACGCTGACTGCGCCCGTGATGACGGCTCCTGTGCTTGGCACACCAGCCTCTGGCAACCTTAGTAGTTGTACAGCAGATGGTACAGACGCAGTTGGCTTTAGGAACGTACCGCAGAACTCACAGTCGGCCAATTACACGTTAGTTCTTGCTGATGCGGGCAAGCACATATTCCACCCAGCATCCGATAACAACGCTCGTACCTTCACTATACCTGCTGCGTCTTCCGTAGCATTCCCGATTGGTACAGCGGTCACCTTTATCAACATGGCTGCAACTGCGTGTACTATTGCAATCACCTCAGACGTTATGAACCTCTCCAGTGCGGGCACGACTGGCTCACGAACACTGGCCCAGTACGGTTCTGCTACGGCGATTAAGGTGGCTGGGTTGTCGTCCAGTGGTATATGGTTGATTTCAGGGAGTGGTTTAACATGAGTGGTGCTCAACAAGTTACGTTTATGAACCAGCGGTCTTTTGTTGCTCCACCGGGGCAAGAAGCATTTACCACTGCGGGTACTTACACTTGGGTTGCTCCTTCTGGGGTTACTAAAGTTTCTGTGGTTGCTGTGGGTGGTGGTGGAGCGTTCAGTAAATACAACGAAACATATTTTGAGTGCCCCTATTATTTTAGACGCGGCCCCGGTGGTGGTGGCGGAGGTGGCTTAGGTTATAAAAATAACTATACAGTAACACCCGGTAATTCTTACACAGTTGTTGTAGGTGCGGCTGGAACTGCACCAACTGCTTTCTGCGGTAATCCAACAAGTGGCGGCGACAGTTATTTCGTTAACACCAGTACAGTTAGAGGTGGCGGTGGCGGAGCAAGTACAACACTTCAAGGCTTTGGTTCTGGTGGATCGTATACTGGTTGTGGTGGTGGTATCGGTGGTAATGGAGCTTCTGGTAGTGGCGCATACCAAGGTGGCCCGGGCGGTGCTGGCGGTTATTCTGGTAATGGTGGTGCAGGTGTTGGTATTGGCAGTAACGGCATCGCTGGTTCTGGCGGTGGTGGCGGTAGCCCGGGGTTTAATTATGGAACAGTCATGGGCGGCTCCGGTGGTGTTGGCCTTAATGGTCAAGGTTCAGATGGTACGGCGGGCTCTAGTACTGGCACACCGGGCGGAGGAGGCTCTAGTGGCGCATCTGGCGGAACAGGAACTGCATCTGCATACCCTCAAGGTATGAAAGGTGGCTCTGGCGGTGCATACGGCGGCGTTATGGGTACATCTTCGTATGGTGGTTATGTTTGTACCAATACTCCATTTCAATCGTCGGCATCTGGCGGGGGCGCAGTCCGCATAATCTGGCCCGGTTGCGCTCGGTCTTTCCCATCAACTAGAACGGCTGATGAATAATGAAACTATACATACAAACTGAAAACGGGCAGACAGTAAATCACCCTGCCTTTGAGGACAACTTGATAGCAGCCTTTGGCGGCGTTCCTGATCACTGGAAGCCCTTTGTGCGTGTTGAGCGTCCGACCCTTGGTGTTTACGAGGTATTGGAAAGTGAGCAACCAGCCTACCAGATGGTTGACGGCGTTTGGACAGATGTGTGGACTGTTCTCACCATACCGGATGAAGAAAAAGCAGCCAAGCAGCAAGCTGTCCGTGATGCGTGGGCATTGATCCCTAACGCATTCAACTTCACGGCGTGGGTGCTTGATGAGGCCGCACTGAGAATGGTTCCGCCGACACCCCGTCCGGTTGAAGAGGGTAAAATATTCCGCTGGTCTGGTGCAGACAACAACTGGAAAGAAGCCCCAGCAAAACCTGAAGGCGAAGGCCAGTACACATTTGATTTCGCGCAGTGGGCATGGATACAAGCCAATGCCTAAAAAGAAACAACAGCAGCCTGAGTTTGAAGCGTACTACTACTTCCCATCTGCTGTTTACGCAAGCAAGAAGCCGGAGTTTCTAAAGGCCGTCAACGAAGTCTCTGAGGAAATGCTGGGCAAGCTCACACATGATGTGCATGAGCTTTACCCGATGCACAACACTGACAACTTTGCCAATGACCCAAGAGTGCAAGACTTCGTACAGTATATCGGGCAGAACGGCTGGAGTATCTTGCAGAGCCAAGGCTACGACATGAATAACTTCAATGTCATGGTAGACGCGGTGTGGACACAGGAGCACTACAAGCACAGTTTGATGGAGCAGCACGTTCACGGTGGTGGGTTTCAACTGGTAGGCTTTTATTTCCTTGAGACCCCAGAGAACTGCTCCAGAGCCATGTTCCACGACCCAAGAGGCGGCAAGGTACAGATCAACTTGCCAGAGGCTGACATGAGCAATGCAACACCGGCAAGCAACACCATTAACTTCTTGCCTGAGCCGGGTATGATGCTGATTAGTAACGCATGGCTCCCGCATTCTTTTGGTAGACATGGCTCAGACAAGCCGATGAAGTTCGTGCATTTCAACCTGAGTGTGCAGTACGCGCCACAGGCGTGTAGCACCAGTGCGGCAGAAGTCATTTGAAGTATCTTATACGCTACAACAAATCGCGTGGTCAGGCTGGTCGAGGCACAATGGATCACGTCTGGCGTGTCTTTGAAGGCGAGAAGGCTGAGAAAGAGTATCTGTTCAAGCACTTTGTTTTGAACGTACCATCAGTTAGCGAGCGCACCGGAGAGGACTGGAACATCAGTTGTCGCGGGGTGTTAACGATAGACAAGGCAACATCGACGGCGACGATTAACAAAGCACCGGAGTAACCGATGAACATCGACGAGATAGCCCTACGCCAAATAGTCCGAGAAGAAATGAAATCGGTCCTCAAAGAAGTCGGCCTCCACGACGACGACGCGGGCAATGACGTTCGAGACCTTCGCTCATTGATTACCGATTGGCGTGGCATGAAGAAAACCATCTGGCAGACCATCGCACGTGCGGGCACCCTGTTCGTCCTTGGTATACTGATGCTGGGGGCGTGGTCTAAAATCAACGGTGGAGACACCCCAGAATGAACGACGAAAACCCAGAGCGTTACGAAAGCGCAAAAGAAGTAGCGGGCAAAGCAATCGGCCAGTACGGTCTGATGTATATCACTGCCATTGTGCTGATCGGGGTTGGCTCAAGCTACTTTTTGCCAGAGTCCGCAATAACTGCCGTGATGACAATGATCGGCGGTGCGCTGGTTGCACTAATCAACATGATGAACGGCATTGCGGGCACTCAAGAGAAACCTGAACGTCCTGAGTTTGAAGTGATCCAGCATCTGATCGCCAAGCTGGCAGAGAAAGAACCCCCGATGCGCGTGGATGTTGAAGACGGGAAGGTCACTGTACGCAAGGGTGATGACATAACCGAATTGAAGTAAAGGTGTCTCATGATCGACCCAGTCTCGGCCTTCGCTCTTGCAAATGCTGCCTACAAAGCCATTAAAAAAGGCATTGAGATGGGCCGTGAGATCGAGGACATGGGCGGACAATTGGGCACGTGGTTTGGCGCTGTTGCAGATGTAAAAGCAGCAGAGGAAGAAGCCAAGAACCCACCATTATTTAAGAAGCTCCTGTACAAAGGCTCGGTCGAGCAGGAAGCAATGCAGAACCTGATGCGCCGTAAAAAGATCGAGCAGCAGGAAAAAGAACTGCGTGAGCTGATTGTGTACCGATACGGCGTTGATGCGTACAAAGACATGATCCGAGATCGAATGAAGATCAAGGAAACGCGTACCGCGACTGAAACGGCGCAGCGGCGCAAGATGAAAAACTTTATCATTAACAGCGCAACGGTTGCGGCTATCGTGGGTCTGATCGGAACGCTCGTTGCGTTCGTTGCGGGCATACTTAAAAATCTGAGGTAATAAAAATGTTGAGCTTAGTATCAAGTTTGTTGGGATTCGCCTCTGGTGGCTTGCCTAAAGTTCTCGACTACTTTCAGGATCGCGGCGACAAGAAGCATGAGCTTGCTTTGATGGCAGCCCAGCAGGAGCGTGAGATTGCCTTAGCGAAAGAGGGCTTTATTGCCCAAGCCAAGGTCGAGGAGATTCGGACAGCGCAGGTGGCTCTCCAGACAGAACAGATTGCCATGCAAACACAGGCGCAGGAAAAAATTGCGATGTGGAAGCACGACATGAAGATCGGTGAAGGGGCCAGCACTTGGGTTATTAACCTTCGCGCCTCTGTGCGCCCAATGGTCACCTATTTGTTTGTGGGCCTCCTGATTGTCGTGGACATTGCTGGTATTTGGTATGCCTACAGCACTGGGGTCGCATTTGCTGACGCGATGGACATGGTCTTTACAGACGATGAGATGGCAATCCTAGCCGCAATCATCAGTTTCTGGTTTGGGTCGCAGGCTTTCAACAAGAAATGAGCGACCTGATAAAGGCTTTTGAGGGGTGTCACAGCACCCCGTATTTATGCCCAGCCAAGCTCTGGACGATTGGTTACGGTCACGTCCTGTACCCAGAGCAAGCTAGACTCAAGGCCAACGAACGCTCTGGATACAAACTCAAACCTGAGCACGATAAGGTGTGGGATGCTGACGAAATTGATGCGTTACTTGCGGCGGATTTACGTAAATTTGAGGCTGGGGTTTTACGACTATGTCCTCCTTGCGTTGATAGTCAGCCTCAGTTTGACGCAATTGTCAGTCTTGCTTTCAATATCGGGCTAGGAAACTTGCAAGCGTCAACGCTGCGGATGAAGTACAATCGCTTTGACTACGCTGGTGCGGCGGACGAGTTTCTCAAGTGGCGCAAATCAAACGGCGTAGTCCTTAGAGGGCTTGAAAGGCGCAGAGAAGCGGAACGGGCGCTGTTCTTATCTGGGGGTTAATCCCAATGCTCAAGAAAATGAAATTCGCTCCGGGAGTAAACCGTGAAAACACGCGGTACGCTGCCGAGGGTACATGGTACGAGACCAACAAAGTACGGTTTCGCCTTGGGCTGCCCCAGAAAATTGGTGGGTGGCAGCGCCTCTCTGCAAATACCTTCTTAGGCATATGCCGCGCTATGACAAACTGGGCCACACTGAGTGGGCAAAACCTCGTGTCGGTGGGCACCAACCTCAAGTACTACATCGAGCGCGGGGGCCAGTATTTTGATGTTACGCCGATCCGTGCAACTACTGCCCCCGGCGGCGTGACGTTCGCCGCGACCAACGGGTCTGCTGTTATTACGGCAACTGATGTAGCCCACGGGGCGCAGCAGGGCGACTACGTAACTTTCTCTGGTGCGGTAAGCCTTGGCGGTAACATTACGGCTACGGTGCTAAACCGAGAGTACGTCATTGCCTCCATCGTTAGTAACGACGTCTACACGTTCACAGCAACGGCCACGGCAAATGCTTCGGACAGCGGAAACGGCGGCGGCTCTACTGTAGCGGCGTACCAAATACCTGTTGGTAACGAGATCGAAGTGCCGTTCACTGGGTGGGGCGCAGGGCGCTGGGGTTTCGGTACGTGGGGTGTTGGGGGCGCTACGATTGCGCCGATGCGCCTGTGGAGCCAGAACAACTTTGGTGAAGACTTGTTTTTCACATACCGAGGCGGCGCTCCGTTTTACTGGGACGCATCCGGCGGGGTGACTACTCGGGCGGTGTACGTATCGTCTTTGGGCGGCGCGTCCGACGTTCCTACTGTCGCTAATATTGCGTTCGTGTCTGACATTTTCCGGTTTGCCTTCTGTTTTGGGGCTAACGAGATAGGCAGTGCCGTCATAGACCCCATGCTGATCCGTTGGTCGGACCAAGAGGACGTAGCTAATTGGACGCCTTCTGCGACCAACCAAGCCGGTAGTTTGCGGGTGTCAAAAGGCACGCAGATTATTACAGTCAAACAAGCCCGCCAAGAAGTACTCGTATTCACCGACTCGGCAGTTTACGGCCTGCAGTACCTTGGTGCGCCGGAAGTGTGGGGTGCCCAGCTGTTGGGGGACAACATTACTGTCATCAGCCCAAACGCGGTTACCTACGCCAACAACGTGGCGTACTGGATGGGCAAGGACAAGTTCTACTACTACGACGGTACGGTTAAAACCCTGACGTGTACGGTGCGTAGCTACGTGTTCGACGACATCAACAAGCAGCAGTTCAACCAAGTTGTCTGTGGTACTAACGAGCAGTTTGACGAAATCTGGTGGTTCTACCCTGCTGCCGGGTCTAATCAAAATGATCGCTACGTGATCTATAACTATGTCGAGAACGCATGGTATTACGGTACGCTTAGCCGCTCTGCGTGGCTGGACTCCGACTTGCGGGATTACCCCATTGCTGCCACGTACAGCAACAACTTGGTTTACCATGAAAACGGAGTGGACTCCAACGAGTCAGGAACCCCCACTGCGATCACGGCGACGATTGTATCCGCCGAGTTTGACGTCGATGACGGCGACCGCTTCATGCTGATTAACCGGGTACTGCCTGACATCACATTCCAAGGCTCTACTGCAGACGCGCCCTCAGTCTCCATGACGTTGCTGCCGTTGGAGAACTCCGGTTCGGGGTACTACAATCCGGCTTCAGTGGGGGGTAACAGCGCCAACACTATCTCCCGTATTACCACGGTGCCTATCGAAGAGTTTACCGGGCAGGTGTACGTGCGGATCAGAGGCAGGCAAATGGCGTTCAAAATAGAGTCTACTAACTTAGGTGTTGCGTGGAAGCTGGGTGCTCCGCGCTTTGACATGATTCCGGCGGGGCGTAGAGGCTGATGTCCATCGAACGGTACCTCGTTAACAAGATACAACCTCCGGCACTCCCAGTGGCACAAGCTGGCCCGCTGCGTACGTACTTGGACGACCTGAACAACATCCTACGCTTGTTTTTTGCTCGGGTATCTAACAACGTCAACTTGCTTACAGGCAGTGACGGCGGGCGGTTTATAGACTCGCCCAACGGGTTATTCTGGGACAACGCCGACCAAACACTGGCGGCGGCCAACGTGGGGCAGCCCGTACGGTTTAACCAGACTTACTTGAACAACGGTATCACGATAGACGGGGCTACGACGTCAGAAATAACGATGACGTACTCAGGGATTTACAATTTCCAGTTCAACGCCATGCTGCGTAGCACGAACGCCAGCAGTAAAAACTCGTACATCTGGATCAAGCGTAACGGTACGAACATAGGGTATTCTGCACGGGACTACGTAATTTCCGGCTCCAACGCCGTTCTGGAGATCAATTGGAACTTCAACATTGACGTGCAGGCAGGGCAGTATATCGAGATCATGTGGTCCGGAAGCGATACGAACCTGATTTTGGACGCTATAGTCCCTACGTCGCCCCACCCCGGCGTGCCCTCTGCAGTGATTGCGGTGATGTTTGTCTCCGTGCTGCCTGATGTAATACCGACACCACCTTGAGGTGAAGAATGAAAAAGCGAAGTGATGGTGTTTACCACTTTGACGGCGAAGACGACAGCTACATTCAGAGCTTGCTTCGTAACTACGACCCCACTTACGGCGGTGCGGTAAACCAAAGCGGGCTTGTTAGCCTCCAAAATATTATCCCGGTGGACCGCTCGCCTGCGCCCAGTGGCGGGTTCGGCTTCCCCGTTGGGGTTGGCACTGCGCCGTTCCAGCTACCCGGAGACGCGGGGGGCCCCACAGCAGAAGGCGAGCCTACGTACGCTACCGAAGACGCGGTGATCGCCCAAATAGCTTCAGCTAACCAAATCCCCATAGAGGAAGCTACACAGCAGTACTACAACTTTATCGGACAGCCCACTCCAGCTACACCCTCACCGGCACCGACGCCCCCACCTGCACCTACCAGCGAAAGTCTGTTTGACGGCGTACTTGGTGGGGCGCAGGACGCAGTAACTGCAGTTGGTGGGGTAATCGACACTGGACTGAAGCAGCTGGGCGATTTGATCGGGATGGGTGATCCCAGTCTTGTAGTGCTGAACCCAGTCAACCCAACCGCGTCCGTCGTCTACGGCACGCCGACAGGTTCTGCCACACCTACGATTATCGGCAACATGCCAAAAAGTGGGGCACCCATAGGGGTCATTACCGGCATTCCAGCGCTGGATAACATTCTCTCCGGGGTGTTCAGTCAGCGCGGTCAGGGTGGAGCGAGCGTCGAAGAGATTATTCGGGGCGTTGTCTTGGACCAAATCGGGAAAGAGACTGGGTATCCAGTGGCAGGTGTCGCAGGTGCGGTAGGGGGTGGGCTTAGCGGAGACTTGAACAAGGTCATCGACAGCGTGGGCAAAGTTGTCTTACAGATAGACAAAAAGGTGGAAGCTGCTGACAACGATCCATTCTCGATCATTAAAGGCCCTTCTCCGGATGGGCAGATGGAGCCAATAAAAACCGTAGCTACCGGGGAAGACATGCGTATAGGGGGCGGTGGTGTTACGGGGTCTAAGGAAAACCAGAACAAAGTAACGCCTACATCCGGCATACCCACTGGCGAAGACATGCTTATAGGGGGCGGCGAGGGTACGAAGTCTAAGGAAAACAAAGTAACACCAACACCACCGACTCCGTCGACCCCGACTCCTGAGCCGCCCCTCGAGGAAATTCTAACCATTCTTGGTGAAACGCCGGAACCGGAAACAGTGACGTCGACTCCGTCAACCCCCGGTGCGCCTAGTACTCCTACTCCGCTTTACGGGCTGGGCGTTCGCTCTATGAAGACGGAGAAAGCCGGGGTAACGCCGCTTGAGGATGTGTTTGATATTGGCGACATGTCCCTTGCCAACGTACTGCGTTTACTGGCTGGTGAAGATGACAATACTCAAGGCACCCCGTATTATGGCGGCGGTAGCGTAAACAGGGCTAATAGCGTAGACGAACTGATTCGGCTGCTTAGAGGGTAACAATATGTCCCGCTTAACTGAGTTTTTAGGAAGTTTAGTTTTTAACGATGACGGCAGCATAAACCCTGCAAAAGCTGCTACGACGGCTGCTGGGTTGGCTGCTTTATATGGATCGTTAAGGCCCGACAGCAGCATCGGTGAGTTTATCGGCGCGGGCAGTCGTCAACAGCCAATTGGGTACACCGGGGGAATCCCTGAGTACAACGTAGCGCGTAGCCTTGCCCCCAACGCCTTTGCTACTACAACCCCTACAGGCGAACCCCGCCGTCCGGGCAGTGGTGGGCGTCGCTATTTTACAGATACAACCTATACTCCGACTGGGAAAACAATGACTGGGCTTGCTCAAGGTGGATTGGCTTCTTTGGTTCAACCTCAAGGCTACTACTTGGGCGGGGCAACAGATGGCATGGCGGACGAGATTCCTGCTACTATTGAGAATACAGAGCCCGCTGCGCTTAGTGACGGCGAGTTCGTAATCCCCGCAGATGTTGTTAGCCACCTTGGTAACGGCAATTCTGACGCTGGCGCGAAGATGCTTTACTCCATGATGGACCGCATACGCCAAGCCCGCACTGGGCGAAAAGAACAGGGGCGTAAGATCAACCCAAACAAGTATCTCCCCACGTGAGGTAGAGAACATGGTCACCGCTACGACAATTCCTACAACGACAGCAGAAGAGTCCTCCCTTTCCAGTTGGGCTGGGCCGTACGTTACTCAGATGCTGGGGCGCGGCGCAGCGGTGGCCGATATGCCCTACACGGCGTACCAAGGGCCCCTGACTGCGGGACCGTCTGCACTGCAAACACAATCCTTCCAAGGACTGGGTGCACTGCAGACACCGACTACTTCCGGGTCCTTCACAGGTGCTGCGTACGCCCTCCCCACTGCGGAACAAATGGCTGCAGGGCAGCCGGGTACTTATACCCCCGCTTCAGGCAATGTGGCGCAGCAGTACATGACTCCGTACTTGCAAGCGGTGTTGGACCCTCAAGTAGCCGCAGCCCGTCGGCAGGCGGAGATAAGTCAGCAGAATCTGCAGAGTCAGTACGGTAAAGCCGGAGCCTACGGTGGTTCACGTCAGGGCGTTGCGGAAGCGGAGTTGCAGCGTGGGCTGCTCGACCGTCTGTCAGGTATTTACGGCACGGGCTACCAAAATGCGTTTCAGCAAGCGCAGGATCAGTTTAATAGAGAGCAGCGGTATGGCTTGGATGTGCTGGCAGCGCAGCGTGCCGGGGGTACGGAGCAGCGCAATATAGAGCAGCAGGGTATCCTTGCGGACCTCGCCCAGTTTGAGCAGGAGCGGGACTACCCGATGCAGCGGCTCCAGTTCATGCAGTCACTGCTAGGAAGCGGAGTGCCGCTGGAAACTCAGACGTACTCTTACTCCGAGCCGTCGGGATTGCAGTCGTTGACGGGCGGGCTTACCGCGACGGCGGACATATACGGCCTATTGAATAAGTACTTAAATCCAATCGCGAAGACCGCTGACACGCAAACAACGATTAAGTAACAGGAGCACTACACCATGATGCAACAAGGTCTAGGCGCGTTGATGCCGCAACAGCCCGCAGGGCAAGCTCCTGAAAACCCGGTGCGGATGGCAGCAGCGATGGATGTGGTAACCAGCGATGCGGAAGAGAACATACTCGATCCACGCACATTGGCCCTCATCAAATACAAAGATGCTGTAGCCGCTATGCAGGCCGCTGACCAGCTTATAGCTGCGTCACAACCCACTCCTACCCCTCCGACTGTGGCTGAGCGCACAAAGCTTGCCGCACAGCAGGGTATTATGGGGCTTGCTTCCCGTTTGGCTCCGGGACTCCAACAACAGGGTAACCGCATGGCACAACAAGCGGGGGGTGGTGGACTGCCACAACTCTCCGCACCCAACATGGCCGGTATGGCCGGTGGTGGCATTGTGGGTTACGCCGAGGGCGGCGCTGTGGATACGGACGTACAGCGTTACACAGAGCAGTACCGTGCCATCATGGCAGCAGTACAGAACGCCAGCACCCCCGAGCAGAAAGCGCAGCTGCAGCAACGCCTGCGTGAGATTCAGAGCACGTTCGATCCTGAGACTGTGGCCCGCGCTCACATGCAGATGAGCGGCCAAGGTATGGCTGCTGGTGGAGAAGTACGTGGGTTTGCCGAGGGCAAAAAAGTAGAAGGAGCGCAGCCAAAAGATTTTGTACCTGTTCTTCCCCGTGAAGGCTTACCAGCCAGTTTGGAAGAACTAATTGCGGAAGCAGAAAGACAGGACCGCATTAGAGCACAAGCGGAACGTCCTAGAGAGACTGCCCGAAACGAAGCCGGGGAGCCCCCGGTTTATGTGCCTACGGAGGAAAGAAGAGCCGCTCAAAGAGTACAAGGAGCGCAGCCTGTAGGTTTTACTCCTACCCTTCCACGTGAGGGGCAACCTACATCAGTAGAAGAACTAATTGCGGAAGCAGAAAGACAGGACCGCATTAGAACACAAGCGGAGCGGGCTAGAGAGCAGCGTCGCCCAACAGATGAAGCGATGGCTGCTAGTCTGGACTCTTTGGCAACGGGTAATGTGGATTTGTCCGACACAAACGCAGCGGAGACAGGGGAGCCTATGCCTGTAGGGGAGCGCTTTGCCTCGCTTCTTAAGTTGTTTTCAGACCCCGGTGGCCGAGAGGGACAATACCAGCCCGGTACAACGGGCAGCCCTTCTCCTGCGCCAACCGCTCAACCCGCCCGAGAGGTTAGCACCAACGGGTCTACTATCAACCTTGGTAGCCTTGGCCGTGACCGTGCCCGCCCAGAAAGTAATGCGCCCCGCGCTACAAACGAAGTCCCTGCTATCCAAACCCCGCAGGATTCGGGGATTGTTAGTTTAATGGACTTTGCAAATCGTCCGACAAATACGTCTACAGCTACCCAGTCTGACTTTGACGCAGCGTTAGAGAAGGCAGCCCTTGGCAGGGCAGAAAGTCAGCTAAATTATGATCCGGAACAAACACGTCGAGCTGCGGAAGAAGCAGCGCGAGCTGCATACGGGGTTCCCGCGGAGCTAACAGAACTACTTCGCGCCAGATTGGCAGCGTTGGATGCCCCTCTGTATTCCCCTGAAGAACAACGTAGACGTGAACTTAGGGCATTGTTGGGAGGGCTGGCAAGCTCCGGATACATTGCTGAAAGCGGTCCTGCTGCATCCCGCGCCATAATGGGGATAGAAGACGAGGTTCGTGCGGACGCCCGTACACGGGCAGAAAAACAATTTGATCTAGCTGGAAGTTTAATCGAACAAGAAAGAACGGCGGGACAAAGCATCTACACTGCAGGGCAAGATGCAATTAACCGTGCTGAAACTGGGGCGAACCAAGCGATGCAGTCAGGGATTGCACGGCTTAACAGTCTTGGGGAAGTAGGCGCTGCACAAGCACTGCAAGACCGGCAAATGCAGCTTGATGTCATTAAAGCACAGATTGAAGCAGCAGCTGAACAAAAAAGGCTGGGAAGATATGATGCTCAAACAAACGCAACGCTAGCCGCAACGGTCCGTGGTGCCATGGACGACTCTCAAAGCGCTATAAATACGTTGCTACAAACATTAGCTGCTACCCCCCCAGAAAGTCAGCAGCTTATACAAGACGCAATTAATGCATTAAATCTTGAACGTAATGCAGTTATAGCAAGGTTTAACGAGCTTACGGGAGTGGGGGCAGCGCCCATTGAACCTCCTACTACCACTACGGGGGGCATTTCCCAGCTCCCTGAAGGATTTGAACTAGACTAAAATACTAACATTAGGTAAATCACATGCCGTTGCCAACTGCCACTAACCCACAAACCAATGAAAAAGTAGTGTTTACTGGTGGGGCGTGGATGCCCGTAGCCCGAACAGCCACTAACCCGAAAACCGGTGCGCGGGCGTATTTTGTAGGTAATAGATGGGTTACTGACGAAGCACCCGCCCCCGAAGAAGCCTCGTTGTTTGGGTACGTCCCCGAAACATTTAAAGCACTTGGGGCGGGGGCGGCGGGTACGGTAGAGGCAGGACTGACGGGCGCATCCTTCTTATTGCCAGAAGAGCAGGAACAAGCTGCACGGCGACGAATTGCCGAAATAGGCGGTGGGGTGCAGGAGTTCTTGGCTCCCGATGCTGCGTATGAAGGTACATACCTCGACGTGGTGCGGGGCGTGGGCTCAACTGCACCTTTCCTCCTTGCCGCACCATTCGGGGTTCCCGGTGTTGTTGCCGGTGCCGGACTAGGTGTAGCCGCAGGGGCAGGCGAGGCGGGGCAACGCGCAGCGGCTGCAGGGGCAACAGAAGAGGAAATCAGTACTGCTGCCGGTCTGGGTATGATTCCGGGCGCTTTCGAGATGGTGGCACCCGCACGTATCGTGTCCCGTGCTAAAAGAGCATTAGGGCCGAACACAGAAACTATAGCCAAAGCCTTGGATGATAGCGTTAGCGCAAGACTGTCCCGTGTACGAGCGGGAGGACTTGGACGTGTCGGAGCAGCAGCGGTAGAAGAAGCCGCACAAGAAGCCGCCACCGAGGTTATGCAAAACCTAATCTCCCAAGGTGTCTACGATCCCGAAACCGAAACCTTTGCAGGGGTAGGTGAGTCCGCACAGATCGGTGGTAGTGTCGGCGGCTTGCTGCAGTTGTTTACCGAAATGGCCTTGGGTATAAAGTCTCGTGGAGCCGCGGGAGCTGCCCCTCCTGCGGTTGAGACACCCCCTCCTGCGGTTGAGACACCCCCTCCTGCTGCTGCTGCTGCTGTCGAGACACCCCCACCCTCGCAAGAAGGGAGGGATTTGTTTGGTAGACAGGATGTAGCTTCCGTTATTTCTGCTGATGATTTACAAGCTCTTGGCTTAAACCTAAACAAAACTACAGCAGAAAAGCTGTTTGGGTTGGACCTTGCCGTCCCCGAACAACGCGAGCAGGCGCGTAGGATTTTAACTACCTACGTGAATAACACTGCAACGCAAAAGCTCGCCCCGCAAACGGTAAGCCGTATATCTTCCCTGCTCAGAAGTGACGCCTTTGCTGTTCCTGAAGCCCCCGAACAGCCCGGTACCCCTCAAGGCACTCAGCTGGACATGATCGACATTGACGAGACTCGTCAAATACAAGACTTGCTGGACACCGAAGAGCTGGCACAGCTACAAGCAGAAGAAGATGCCCAGTTAGCTGCTCAAGAAACCCAGCGGCAACGAGACGAGCAAGCCCGCATCGAAGAAGAAACGGCGTTGCTTGGGGGTCGGTTGGATACGTCCCGTAGAGCTGAGTCCGAAGACCGACGCAGGCAGATACTGCTACCCATAATTGAGCGAGGGGATATTGCTGATGCCCCTAACTTGGCGCGGGCGTTTAGTGCTGAATTACGACGTCAAGGTTTTACAAACACCACCCCGACAGAATCGGAACTTAATACGATTGATCGGGCTTTTGGCGTACAGCAAGCCATTACTACGAGTGAAACTGAGCAAGCTGAAAACGCTGCGGCGTTGCAAGCTCGGCAAGAAGCCGAACAGCGTGCGGGGGTGTCAGAGTTAGAGAGCTTGATACCGGAGCGCAGAACGCCCGTTTCTACTACGCCCCCAGAACCTACTCTGCAGGAACAAGAACGTGCAGAAAAGGCTAGGCTTAACAGAGAACGTCTGGACCGTACGGGTCGTGGGCTGGAAGGACAACTTGAGATTCCGGTTATCCCACGGGCAAAAGGTACTGCCGCGCCGCAAGAAACCTCCACTGCTGAACAGGGGCTTCCGCCACAACAACAGGATTTGTTTACACCTGCGCAAGAAACGGATGGGGCGCAGCTGGACTTGTTTGCGTCGGCAAAAGCAGCGGCGCCAACCGCCCCCGATCAGGGGGTTCCACCACAACAACTGGCTTTCGATCTCGACGCGGCCCTCGATGCCGCGGGGGTACCCAAACCAGCACCCGTCAGAAAGCGCGTAAAGGGAAAGACCCTCACGCAAGCAAAAGAGGAGTTGGCTAAGTTTGCTGCAGCTCCCGGTGTTGACCCGAATGTCGCTGAAAAGGTAGAAGCACTGGCGGATAGTATTCCTGTGGAAGCGGCGGCAGGAACGACGCCGAAGAAAAATACCGTACTAGATCAAAACAGTCCGACCATGCAAAAACTTGGTGCTGCGACTAAAGCCCTTGCGGAGGCCCGTGTTAAACGCGAGCAAGCAGCAGCTGCGAAAACCGATGATGCTTTTCGTTCTGAATTTAGCGGGCTAGGGACGTATACCGCAAAGCTGGATTACCGAATAGCTAATGCCAGAAGAGAGTTGGCGCAGGTAGAAGAAGCCCCGCAAGCCATTCGTGCCAGTCTCGGGGTAGAAATTGAGCCACTCCAAGCCGAGGTCAATAGACTGGAAGCACTACGCCCGGTTGCACAGCGGCTGGATGATTCCGAAGCCTACCGCAATGTAAACAAGGCGATGCTTTCCGGGGCCCGACAAGAGCTGGATGTTAGCAATCTGAGCCCAGCTGAGAAACGAGCGGCTGTTGAATCGGCTAGCAACGCGGCTTCCGCCGAAGAAGCGGCGCAGATTGTATTGGATGCAGTTGACGCAAAAGAAAGCGAACCAAAGACAATTAAGGCGAGTGCGGATACACCTACACGTTCGGCCCCTAAACCTCCACCTATGCCGAAACTTAAAGGTGAACTCAAAGACAAAGCGGCGGAAGTGTTTGGTAAAGCCGGTGCTTTTACGTTGAACAAAAACAATAAGTACTCCCCCGAAGGGAGCATAGCGCAGTATTTAAGTATTACTGATAGCCCGGATCAACTCCTTAGAACCATTGCATTTGAATCAAATCCTTCCGAAAAAGGGATAATAACTACCAAAAACCATATGAAACGCGCTGCGGCTGCAAGGGAGTGGATTCAAGCTAATGCTCCCGAGTACACCCCCCTTCTGGATACTATGGTGGATGTTGCCAAACAAGAGGAGACGTACCGTCTTGCTAGAGACGCGCAAAGAGCGGACTTAAAGGTAGAAGCTAAACTTGTTAGGGATCGAGCTAAGCGGGCAAAGCTACAAGAACAAGAGGTCGCCATTGTTGAGGACTATGTGTCCCCTGAAGGTAAAACTACACGCGACGACGCTTTAACTATGGACATCCTCAACTCAATAACAGAGTTGACCCAAGGCACTTCCTCAACAGAAGTAAGAGCCGATGTTGATAAGTTGGGGCTGCGAGAGCAGTTAAGCGCACGGGTAGATGCATACGATGGGGTTGTTACCCGCGCCTTAAGGGCAGACGCCGTTGCTGCAACGATGGTCAACGCTGACCCAAGTGTTACTGAGCAGCTGAAGAACGGTAGTGCTTCCGGGGCGCTTGATAGCATCTCCAAAACAACCCTTAACACTAGCGTTCGTAAAGCCGCGGATGCACTAAGGCAGGCAATAGCGGGCGTTAAAGTTTCAATGACTGCCACACTTACCGACGATAAGGGAAACATGTTGGCTGGTATTTACGACGCTGCTACGGACACGCTTGTTATAAATACGAGTATGCCGCTTAGCACGCACACGGTGCTGCACGAAGCCACCCACGCGGCTACCGTAAAGGTACTGAAGAATCCGGGCCACCCAACAACGCAGCGGCTTACCCAGCTATACAACAACCTCAAAGACAAAATGCCCGACGAATACGCTATGGAGTCTTTGGAAGAGTTTGTTGCTGAAGCGTTCTCCAACTCTGAGTTCCAGACAAAACTGGCGGCGTACCGCATAAGCGGGGACAAGATAACCGGCTGGGATAAATTCTGGGAGGCTGTGGGGCGGCTGTTTGGTATGAACTACACCACCGATACGGCAAACACGGAGGCTCTAGACCTCATCAACACGATACTTGCCACTGCACCAAACACCCGTAACGCTACAACGATTGCTTCAGCGATAGCTAAAGACGATCCCGCTAAAGCGGTAAATAGTCTTTTGAGTGGGGGTAAAGGCTTTATACGGGATACCCCGCCTTCCAAGCTTAAAGATTATGTTGCCGTAATTGCTAGGGGTTCCGAAAAGGTACGGGCAACGCTTTTAAATGGGCTGGGCCTAGAAGGTATTACCAACATCCTAAAAGACGTTGTCCCTTCAGCCAAAGAATTCGAAAAAATTATGTACAAGATGGACGGTGTACGCACTCAATATATGAAGGTGTACGGGGACCTACTTAACGACATCAATAAAGCGTTTAGGGGGGACATCAAAGGGCGGGAAGCCTTTAACGAGCTTGTGTCTTTCTCAACTCTAAATGGAGCAGACCCAACTTCTGATCCCGATATCGTTAACAAGTTCTGGCTGCGGTACGGGGAGATCAACCCGAGCACAAACAAAGCTACACAGAAAGAAGAAAAGTTTAATACCAAAGAACAAATGGAGGCTAGGAAAGCGCAGTTAAGTGCTCAAATAGCGAGTGCCAAAGCGGCAAACCGCCCTTCTCCTATACTCGGGGATGTGGCGGGCATTAAAGCTACGGAGCCTACGGATATGCGTAAGGCAAACGATGCAAAGGTCCGCCAACTGTTTGCCTCCCTTACGCCTACTCAGCGTGGGGCGTATACCAAACTGCGGGACTTTTACGCGGACGTAAACGACAAAATAATAGCTGCAGAAGAAGCTAACATAGACCGGATGGAAATTGACTCCGAGATTAAAACTTCCGTAAAACACACCATGTTGTTGCGAAGAATACTGACTGGGTCGATCAAACCCTACTTCCCGTTAACGCGTGGTGGGGAGTTCTGGGTGGAGTTTACTTACCGAGACGACGACGGCCAGCTGGTGTACGGTACCGGCTCCTTCAACTCTGCATTGGAGCGGGGCAAAGCAATTGAAAAATTGCGTAATATGACCGAAGTAGACCGGGATAGCATACGCGAGCGGCCCTTATCCGAAATTGAGAAACGTGCGTACGATGGAAGCATCCCTATTCCGTTCCTTACCGACCTGCAGAAAAAGATAAAAGACCTTGAGCTTAAAGACAAGGACGGCAAAGAAGTAAACCCAGAAGGCAAAAGGCAGCTCAATGAGTTCTTAGCCAATGTCATCCTGCGCTCCTTACCTGAACAAGCCATTGTCCAATCACGTCAAGTACGTAAGGGCGTTGCATTCTTTGAAGGAGATGCGACTACCGCGCTTCAACAACGTGGCCCTCAGTTTATAACGAGCCTTTCCAACCTTTCCTATATGGTGGAGTTGGAACAAGTATCGAAGAAAGTACGGGATGAGCGGGACAAGTTGCCGGATTCGGAAGTGTTCTACAAAGAAGCCGCTACGATTGTTGCTGGAACCAAGCAAGAGACACAGGCCATGACAGGGTTTGGGTCTTTGCCCAGCTACCTGCAGTTTTCCAAAAACCCGTATATCGCCAACTGGGCTAGGATGTTTCGCTCGGGTACGTTCACTATGACCCTAGCGGGTAACGTAAGCTCGGTAGCGGTGAACACTTCCATTCTGCCCCTTGTCCTGCAAAACACGTTGGCTGGTAGATACGGAGCGTTTAAAGCAACTATTGCCTCGGCAATGGCAGCTAAGCTGTATGCGGGGTCTTTCGGAAAGGTGTCCAGAGAAGGGATAACGGACTTGGATGCTGACGGAAAACCGTTAAGCCCTGATGCGACCATACGGGAGCTTGGTGGGTTTTCAATAACTAATGATTTTTCAAACGACCCCAAGCGTCAGGCGGGGTACAAAAAACTAGAACCTCTGACCTCTATATTTAAGGAACGAGGGTTTGACACTCGTACGCAAGCTGCAGAAATGTCTGAGCTGGATAGCCCAACAGCCCCGTGGATTAATAAGCTTAACTATATAGGCGGGTTCTTGTTCGCCCACTCTGAACGCGGGATACGGCAGGTTAGTGCAATCAGTACCTACATACTGGAGATGGAGAAACTTACAGGTAAGAAGTTTGGGAAGCTAACCGATCCGGATATTGCAGAGTACGGGGCTCAAGCCGCGGAAACTGCGATTGATACCATGCTGTATGTGAACAGCTCCGCACTTATTACCTCCGCTCCGCGTATCGCACAAACATCTGTGGGCAGCTTGTTGTGGCAGTTTAAGAAAGTGCCGGGACAGATGCTGTATACCCACTTTAGTATGTTGAACAGTATTTTTAAAGACCTGACAGGCAAAGCCCGCACTCCCGCTGAACTCGAAGAAGCAAGGGCGCTGCGAAACACGTTCTTCTATACAGCTGCAGTGGGCGGGGCGCTTGTGGGAGTAAAAGGCATCCCGATGTACGGGGTAGTAGCAACAATCGCTAATATGTTTTTGGACGACGACGAAGATGACTTCAACACTCTTATCGCCAAAACGATGGGGGAGGACAAGTACTACGGGTTGGTCGCAAATATGTTTGGGGTAGATATTACGGATCGTGTGTCTTTGACCAACTTGATGGTACGCGACCGCGGCAACTACAAACCCGATAACCAATATCAGTATGCGGCAGAGGCGTTGCTTGGCCCCGCGTTTGGTGTGACTATGCGTAGTTTGGAGGGTGGGCTTAGGTTGTTTGACGATGACCCAAAAAACACAGACCGTGCGGTGGAAGCCATCCTGCCGACAGCGTTATCCAACATGGCAAAATCGTATCGGTTTGCCACCAAAGGATACGAGACGGGGCGGGGCGATCCTATAATATCTGGGGCGCTGCCGATGGGGGACGTTTTCAGACAGTCCTTGGGGTTTGCACCAATATCCACGCGGTCAGCCAGAGACAAGCTATCGCTTAATATCCGTAAAGATTTGGGTAGGCGAGAGCGTAGGAACCGCATAATCGATAAGCTCGTGTATGCCGTTTCCGGAGAGGGCGAGCACTCTGAGCTACTGACGCAAGCGTGGCAAGAAGCACAAGCCTTTAATGCGGACCACCCGGCATTCCCCATAGGAGTGGACACGCTACTGCGCTCTATCAGTGCTAGACGAACACGTACGGAGATGGCAGCGGTTACCGGTGGAGCACCAGTAGACAGGAAAACGGCACTTGAAATGATAGAGTCGAACAGGGAGTTTGAGGAAGGAATCAGCTGGATGGACTGGTAAAAAAAGCCCCCGTAAGGGGGCTAATGTTCCCTCTGATAGAGAATGACGCGGGGCTATAGTACCACACTTACTTTAGTCTCCAAACACGTACGCCGTACTTCCCATCTTCAATCCGTACTCGGTGTGCTATATCGCCCCTACGCACGCCCCCCGCTTCCACGAAATGCTCTAGGGCCTTTACGGTGTTTACACAGGGTATAAACACCGAAGAACCGGGGACAAACTTGCTCCAGTCTATGACAACACGCACCCCGTCAGGGGATAGGTCAGTTACCATTAACCTCGTCATCTTCCGCTAAACTCGACTGTACTGATTCATGTTTGGACTGGTTCCATGTGAGTTCTATGGTGTGCATAGACCCCAAATCCAACTTAGTTCCTCTACCTAAGCGTACTTTGTGGAACTTGCCGTTCATCTCGCGTTTGATCAGTTCGCGTATGGATGCATAGTGGTGCCCGCGTTTAAGACACCACTCTTTAAACGGGGTGGGCAGCAGGAACAACCTGTTAGCGTCATACTCGTGCCGTGCCACCCATCTAAACATAGGCGTAGCGTCCGGCAAAATCAGCTTCTCAAGTTCTGCGTCTTTTGTTCTCGCACTGTCAGTGCTCTTCAACCGCAGTATCCCGCGGGGGTTATCGCTCAGGTACTGTCCTATCAAATCTTCGATGTCTATAACCATGTCTCTCATGTCTTCCCTCGCTTTCTTAAGTTTCTTCACTATCCACCGGTACAACTTCTGCAAATCCCAATTAGTTAATTTCAATTGGTTTGCAATGATGCACCCCGCAAAAGTTGTAGCTGTTTGGGCAACCCAGAAGCGGTGTTGCGCTTCCAAACCTGCAGACAGCATCAGTTTGTCCCTAGTAGCGAGTACAAGTTTTTCTACCTCTACCATGTTGTTGAGTATGTGTTGAATAAATACTTCCCCAGCATGTCCGTAGTTGTTCGATAAGTCTTCATTCAATATATTCGCCTTCATCGCATCCTCTGTAGTTTTCAAAGTTTTAATCACTGTGCCTTCTAGCATGCGTCCAATTTCACCTTTAGCCAGCGCCCTATGTTGGGAAACAATGTCCGCTAGGCTGGTATTGCCCGTAGTCCCTACGATAAAAGCCCATTCTGCCCCACGGTAACGCTCCGCGTTTTGCCCGGTGTTGGACATCCTGTTCTTTTGCTCCCCATCACTTACCGCATAGGTAAACTCGCTAGCGTCCGCGGGTTTGTAGTTAGTGATCTCGTCGATGTACAACGGTAGGTTTTTCCATATCTCGGCGCGGTTCCACGCTGAGTTACCCGTGTCCTTCCCTTTGAGCACCAACTTCTTGTAGTTACCCCAAACCGACGCCCCTCCGTTCATACCCGTAGTTTTTCCGTAGCCAGAATCAGAACTCATCAAATGGAATATAGACCCTGCTATGTTAGGGATGAATGTCATCAGCGGAGCGCCGAACGCTATAGCGAACATGTACTGGTGTTCTTCAAACCCCTCTCGGTTGTAGTAGTCGGTTACTCTTTTCCATCCCTCTAACGTGCCCTTCTTATGGAAAAACGGGAAGTACTGTGCAGTACGGATACTGGGGGGGTTTATGAGAACACGGTCGGCAAATATCTCCCGTTCTCCCAATACAAAGGATTTTCTATCTTCTGTCCACCCAAACTGGGTATGTACATTTATGATGTCCTGCGAGTCTTTTAGAGTCTCTATCCATCTCCCGATGTAAACCATGAGCGCCTCTGCCTGTTTAGCCAGTACGAAGATATCGTGCATCCCCATAACCTTACGAAATTCGTCTTTTGACGTTATTTTGTTCATAGGGATTACAAATGTCTGCACCCCCTCTCGGGCAGTGTGGTGTTTAAACTCAAACGCGGGGCCTTCCAAAGGGTCTAACAACCTTTTGGTCACATACAAATCTCGTTTGTATATTTCCTTCTGCTCTTCCGTACCGTCCGGATGTTTTATGCGTACGTACACCCCGCCCGCTGCACCCCTCTCGTATGGAAATGGGTACTTGGGTATCTGTATGGATACCGTTTTAAATGGTTCAGGTGGGGTAGGCTGCGAAGGTGGTCGGGGGCTGTCCTCACTGCCTTCAGAATCACCGTCTTCCTGCTGCGCGTAGTGCTCCGCCTCTTCCGCTTCCCAGTTATTCCCGGTAGTGGGGACTTTAACCTCTACGACTTCCGCTTCAGACGTA